AGAGGAGGGATCCAGAGAAGCAGCAAGAGCTTTCTCTAATCCAAATGCCAACTGGATTCGTCGCTTCTTAGTTATATCCTTCATGTTGATGGCCGCCTGGATATTGGTTGGTCCGGTGCTGTTTTCCACCACAACCCAGATACCTGTTATTTCCACTTCCGGTTTTAAACTACTCTTCCTGGACTTCACTAAGGAAATTACCACCTGGATCGAGCTCGAAGGCATAGTTACACCAGAATGGCTCTCGCACGCTATTCTATCAATCGTCGGTTTATATTTCGGGAGTTCCATAGTTTCACGTCGGTGATGAAACACCTACTTATTTTTTGTACTACAGCTGGGCAACGGCAGAAGGTTTTGCTGTACGATAAGTTAGGTTCAATGAGAGCGGTTGCTGTCGAACTCGACATCAATCAGTCTAATGTTTCCCGCACTTTAAGGATGTTAAAAAAGAGGGCGGCTGCGGCAGGGATCGCGCCAGAAGCAGACATGACTCACCCGGCAGCTGAAGGCTTCAATATTAAGGGTGTATCAACGTATTATGATGATGAAGGTAACGTCAAAGGCCAGTGGGTAAAAACCCAAAATGCAGGCTTTAATGTTGACGAGATCGCAGATATATTCAATCAATCCCTGACTGATTTCACTCCGGTAAAAGTAAGGGCACCAAGCAAGACCGATAAAGATCTCCTGGCAGTCTATCCAATGGGTGATCCGCACATTGGGATGTTGGCCCATCGTAACGAATCCGGAGAAGATTTTGATCTGAAGATCGCAACCAAGGATCTCCAAAAAGCAACAAATGCCCTGGTAGAAAGATCACCATCTACAGACAAAGCTGTAATACTCCAGCTCGGGGATTTCTTCCACAGCGATAATGATCAGAACCGGACCGCCCGGAGCAATAACCACCTCGACGTGGACGGACGCTGGCACAAGGTTTTAAAAGTTGGGATTGATTTGATGTGCGAGATCATAACCTCTGCGCTGCGGAAACATAAGAATGTTATCGTTAAGAATATCATCGGCAACCACGACGCGCATAGCTCACTTTTTCTTGGTTATGCCTTGGAGAGAATGTATCATTCAGAGCTAAGAGTTACTGTCGATGTCCAGCCATCTAGGTTTTGGTATTATAAGTTCGGCAAGGTCTTGATCGGATCCACTCATGGTGATATGGCCAAGCCGGATAAACTACCTCAAATAATGGCAGCTGACAAACCTAAAGAGTGGGGATCAACTAAACACAGATATTGGTACACTGGCCATATTCATACCAGGAACGTCATTGAATCTGCTGGTTGTACCTGGGAAAGTTTTAGGACCTTGGCTGCAAAAGATGCCTGGCATAGTGGAATGGGTTATAGATCCGGTAGAGATATGTGCTGTATTCTGCTGCATAAAGATTTTGGAGAAGTAGGGCGCAACACTGCAAGCCTGGATCTTATAAGATCTCAGTAATCCAATCCAAAGACTGCTCAATATATTTAGCTTTGTTTGCTATATCAGTTGGAGATCCATAAAGCTCTGAAACTGAACTGGCCCAGCCACCTAATTCTTTTCTCATGTATTCTGGACATTCAACAGATCTTAACCTGGTAGTTAATGTATGACGAAACGAATGTGATGTTGGAGATCCTGGTCCTAATATTTTATGAAGCCTGTTATTTATAGAAGCATTTGCACTGTTTTTACCATTTTTTGATTTTAAATATTTAGGAAAGATCCACTCTTCTGAAAGATCTAAACAATGAGCTGCAGCCAGGGAGGATCCTACCAGGGGAATAATCCTTTTAGAGCTTCTATTTTTTAGCCTACGCATAGGATTCTTATGTAAGACTACATGGGGTATTGTTCCTAATTTTATATCTTCAGAAGCTAATCCTACAGCTTCCGATGATCTCATTCCTGTATCAATTAATAAGCCTATGATCTGCTCAATTTTATTAGTAGATCCGCCAACAACATCTCTTAATAAATTTAATTGATCCGAACTAAAATCATCGCGCTCTTCACTATCTAATCCCAGGTTTGGTATGTTTAGTTTCCGGAATCTATGAAAGTGATCTATCTCATGTTCTTCATAAACCAAATTAAAGACAGCGCAGATTGAATTTAACTCTCGACGGACTGATGTTGTTTTTACAGATCTTAAACGATCTCGAATAAAACCATTAATCTCTATCTTTGAATAATCATGTGGAGGATGATCACCCAGGTTCTCAGTTAAATATCCTATATTTCTAACTACATCAGTGTAGGCTTTGCTTTCTTTATCTAAACCTTTAAGATCAGCATAAGCTTCTATAAAATCTGAAGCAGCTTCTAATTCTTTTTCTTTCTTTCTAAATGGATCTATTCCTAGAGCAAGTTGTTTTCTATAATCTCTAACTAGCTCTCTTGCTTGTGCTAATTCAATATCACCATATTTACCCATCGCTTTTTTAATTGGATGTGTAGATCCGGAAGGTGTATAGTGAAATTTAAAAGTAACGCTGCCGCCTTTTGATAGGGGAGCGACTCTTATATACAATCCATCAAAATCTGCAATAAATTTTTCTTTCTCCCCAGGCTTAATTGATTTAATGAACCGATCAGTTAGCATTATTAGTCTCGATAGTATAGGTAATAGTATAGTTTACAGTAAGATTGGGTGATAAATTTGATAGTGTGTGATAGGCTATGATAAATAGAAAATAGCTCTATAAGTGGCATAGGGGCAATAAAAAAGCGGCCAATAAGACCGCTTGATATATTTTGATTGGTGCCCGGGGCCGGAATCTAACTAATCGTCGCTATCCCTTATGTAAAGGGTTTTTAAGAAAATTTGTAACTTCGATAGTATAGATAATAGTATAGATTGATCTAAGTTCGTGATGCTAAACAGTCATTTAAATACTCTTCAATTTCACGATGAATCCATCTACTGGAATTGCCTGCAATTTTAACAGACTTTGGAAACTTACCTTCCTTTTGTAACCTGTAAATAGACGGGACAGATAATGAAGTCATTTCAGCAACTTGTTTAACTTTAATAAATTTATGTGAATATATATTCATAGACACTCCGGTTGTATTTTTTTGTAATCAATCATTTCCCCACGACAAACTTTATTGACGTAGATCTGACCTTCAATAATCTCGTCCTGGTAGTCGATAGTTCCGACAAGTCCCAGGACCAAGATTCCATATAAAGCTGCAGCGGCTATTTTAAAACTCTTCATACTCTGGCTCTGGCTCTGGCCGTTTGGCTGCAGGTTTAGTCTCTTCTCTAGGTTTATATAAAGACACTGCAATTGAATCCTTTTCTGGAACCGACGGAACACCAGCTGGATTAAAAGTTTTGTTGATCAAAATATATTTGCCACCATCTTTGTTTTCCATAAGGGCACCCATATTCTGATAACGGTTTTTAGATTGTCCACTACTGTCCAGGTAAGAACCTGTTGTTACTACTAGATCATAAAGCTTTCCACTCATGTATTTCTCCTTATATTTTTAAAATTGTGTACATAGCATGATGGCCTGTATTACCATGCCTATTTTGATGAGCCACCTGGGTAGATTCTATTTCATAACCATCCTTGTGGATCAGATCAGCGATCCTCTGAGCAAGTGCAAATCCCCTTGGAAAATCCTGCCGAGTTATCCCACCTGGCCAAGCATCAATGAGCTTCTGCAGCGTCTCGCGTTTGTTTGTCATTTTTCCGTTTGACATTTTTCGCTCCTTTCTTTTTAGGTTTAATAATTTCACCTGTCTCATTATCTAAAACAACAGGATCCTCTTTGATCACCGAAGCGGCTAGATCATCTAAGCCTTTGCCATTCGGTTTTGTTTTAGTATTAACAACCGTTTCAGATCGTTCATATTCATCCGGCTCTTCGATCCCACTAAATGAAAATGCGTATCTGGCTGCTTGGATCATTGCTTTATGACGAAGCATCCTCGCTGGCCATTGCTTCCAGGTTGTTGTATTACGACGGCACTCTTTCATGTACTCCGTTACTTCTACTGGATGTTCACGATCTTTACGAAACATCTTTACAGTTATTGAAATAAGATTGCCATCTTTATCCAAGTTGTCTATGCTTGTCATTCCATTGAACTGAGGATGGCGATTACACATTGTCATCCAACCATCAATTGAAACAATAGGACGAATACCACCCTGGGAAGGGAAAGCAAAGATCTCCCTAGTAATTGGATTGAGATCGTATTCTTTAGCAACTAAAAGAAATGCAGCGAACTGTGCTGGTGAAGTATTACCAGGAACAACTGTCTCCCTTAAAGTCTGCTCGAAGGCTTTAATCTCCATACCAAATTTATTAGCCATAGACTTAACAATACTTTTCTTGGCTGGCTCTTTTTTCTTAGTCATATATTTCTCCTTTATTTAAGAATAAAAAAGCGGCCCGAAGTTTCCACTAGGAATTTCTCATAAATATCCATAGCTTCTGCTTTGAGCCGCTTGGTGTTAAAACGACATGATTTCCTCTCCTTCCATGTCGCTAGGGTATGACCATCTCCATCCTCCAAAATGGAATTGTTGGCCATAACTTTTTGGATCTCAACAGTTAGATCTTTTTCATCTACCTTGAGGTCCTTAATTTGTTGTTTAACATTTTTGAGTTGTGTAACCTTTTTAGTGGTTCCATTAGTTGTTACCAATATTTCACCGTTATCAACAGGCCACAGAGTTTTCATATCTGTTGCGCTGATCGGATCCGGTTGGACACCAGCCAAGACATTTTCGTTCCAGAATTTAACTTCAGCTGCGATCATTGCAGCAATTAATTCTTCATGTCTCGGGATGTGATAGATCCGGAAATCGGATCCAGAGATCAATACCGCAACATCAGCAAACTCAGCTCCGGTCACTGCCATATAATGTTGAACCTGGGCCAAGTAATTAGCTGGTATTTCAGTAGTAGAAGGATCCCCCCAATCGGAAGCAACCCTTGAAGTTTTAACCTCTAGGATCCCATCCTTGCCAACGATCTCGCGGTCCAGATTAGCGATAATAAAATCATGCTCTGGATGCTTTACAATACGGTTGTTGCGACGGATCTTATTGCCAGTTCTAATCTCATATTCTTTAGCAACTAGATCCTCCAGATTACGTCCCCAATACATAGCTTCGTTCTCTTCTGTAGCGGGCGCACTACCAATCTTATCTTGGTAAACGTCCAGTGGAGTTCTCCATTTGTTCTTTCCCAGGATCGCTCCAGCATCGGAACCCCCTATTCCAGAGCGTCTAGCTTCAAGCCATTGGTCCCTGGTCATGTCTAATAT